CAATAAGTTAATTGACAAGATTATGGACTTCCTTAAAGTCCTTGTTGGGCACGATCTACACCCCTACCAGAAGCCTCTAGCACGTCGCATCATTGAATCAGTTATTATTAACGATGGCGAAGAAATTACGGCACTGGCATCACGTCAGTCAGGAAAATCAGAGACAGTTGCTGACACAGTAGCCACACTGATGATCCTTCTGCCACGGCTTGCTCGTCTCTATCCAGACCTCCTTGGTAAGTTTAAAGACGGTCTATGGGTTGGTTTATTTGCTCCAACTGAAGGACAGGCAGAAACACTCTTTGGTCGTACAGTCACACGCCTCACATCTGAGCATGCACTTAACATTCTAGGTGATCCTGAAATTGACGATATTACGGCTCGTGTGGGCGGTGTTACTCGACAGATTAAACTGAAGAAGTCTGGTTCTACGATTACGATGATGACTGCTAACCCTCGTGCAAAAATTGAATCTAAGTCGTTCCATTTGATTGTTATTGATGAGTGTCAAGAGGCAGATGACTTTGTTGTATCCAAGTCTATCTCTCCAATGCTTGCATACTATGCAGGAACAATGGTGAAGACAGGAACTCCTACAACAAGTAAGAACAACTTCTATCGTGCTATTCAAATGAATAGACGACGTCAGACAACTAAGGGTAATCGTCAGAACCATTTTCAATGGGACTGGAAAGATGTCGCAAAGTTTAATGACAACTATGAAAGATTTATTAGAAAAGAAATGTTAAGAATCGGTGAGGAATCAGATGAGTTCCAAATGTCCTACAACTGCAAATGGCTTCTTGAAAGGGGCATGTTTGTTACTTCGAGCATTATGGATGAGTTGGGCGACACTTCTCAAGAACTGGTTAAGGTATGGCATAAAACCCCAGTCGTTGTCGGCATCGACCCTGCTCGTAAAACTGACTCTACAGTCGTTACTGTGGTTTGGGTTGATTGGGATCGTCCTGACGAGTTTGGTTATTTTGATCATCGAGTCCTTAATTGGTTAGAGATGCAAGGTGACGATTGGGAAGAGCAGTACTTCCAGATTGTTAACTTCCTTAGTAACTACGACGTACTTGCAGTTGGTGTCGATGCTAACGGTGTCGGGGATGCCGTAGCCCAACGTCTAAAACTTTTGTTACCTCGTGCAGAAGTTATGTCCATTACATCAAGTGCAAGCGAGCAATCAGGACGATGGAAACATCTTCAAGCCTTAATTCAACGCAAGATGTTGGCATGGCCTGCTCACGCAAAAACACGGCGCCTAAGAACTTGGAAACGGTTCTACCAACAGATGCTAGATGCAGAAGTCCAATATAAGGGCCCTAATTTCCTTGTATCAGCCCCCGATGAATCTTACGCACATGACGATTTTGTGGACTCTCTGGCTATTGCCTGCTCTCTTACTAAAGATTTAGTTATGCCAGAAGTTGTTGCGTCTAGCAATCCTTTTTTCTAATTAGCCACACAAACACCTTAAAAGGTAGGAAACTATCTACTAGGAAAAGGCCTTTCCAATTACATCCTTAAGGAGTATGTATGTCAATCTCACCAGCACCTCGCTTTCCAGAGCGTGCACCACAGATCTATGAGCGCAAGGGCGCAGACAACGTAACACGTCGTGGACCACTTCGCTTCGAAGAAGGAATCGCAACAGACACAGATGTCCCAAACGATTTCCAAAAGGGAATGATGTCAGGTTCTGCAACAGCACCTGGTCGTCCAAACCGCAACGCACCAGTATGGCAAAAGCCTGCTGCTGAAACACTTGCAGAGCGTGCACACGTAGGTTCTGCATCATGGGTAGAAGCACCAACATACCTTGGTGAGTTTGCACATGGAACAATGAACGACTACTCAGCCGCACAGATTGAGACAGTTGCTCGCTCAGGTGGACGTACACAACGTATGTCTCCAACAGTCGTAAACGACTAAGTTATTAACACCTGACTCCGCCCATGCGCTAGTGTATGGGCGGAGATCAGTCATCTACGGAGGAGTAGTAAGTGCGTAAACCAGCAAACCCAAAACTGTATGCAATGATTGTTGCACAGGCACGGGCTAAGTATTCTTCTTATCCAAATCCTGGCGCATCAGCATGGGTGCATAAGAAGTACGTACAAAGTGGCGGACAGTTTATTGAAACAACGGAAGCAGATCGCCGCAAGGGCATGGCAAAGAAGAAGTATGAAAAGGAAAAATCTAAACATCTTGAAGAAAAGAAAGATGTGAAGAAAGATAAGAAGAAGTAATGACTACTACTGTTTTCAATAAGAGAACACAACCACACTTGATTGCATCTGGTGAGGTTTTTGGTCGTCTTACTGCAACAAGTGAATTTGAAATGCGTCAAAGACCAGACGGTCGAAATCGTTGTTTTCAAAAGTTTGATTGCTCATGTGGAGTTTCTGTATGGCTTCGTCCCTACACCCTAAAAAATGGCAACACTAGTTCTTGTGGATGTCTTCACAACGAGAACCTTAGTCAAATGATGACTACTCATGGTTTATCAAAAACATCAAGGTATAGAGTTGCTTTAAACAAAGCAAGACGTAGCCAAAAACGTGCTGCTATCTATACATCTGATATAGAAAAGATTTCGGCAAATACATTGTCTGAAATACTAAGCGACTATGACAACAAATGCTGGATTTGTGAATTAGAGTTAGGCGTAGTTCAGTGGGATCATGTTCATCCTCTTTCAAAAGGTGGAGCACATGTTCGTTCTAATCTACGTCCATCTTGCAAAGATTGCAACGGTCGTAAAGGATCTATTCATCCTTTTACTGATGAAAAGAAAAATGAAATTGCTAATGTAGTACGGGCATTACGTACTACCCAGGCTATGCCTGTCACGGACAGAGGGGAGGTGCATGACGTATGTCATTCCTAGACTTTTCTCCACCATCGTATAGAGCAGCATCAAGTGACTTAACAATTTCTATTTCTCCACTTGGTCTTGTAGAACTAGCAGATGAAGAATTTGAAGTCCATGGTCCACGTCTCAATCGCTACAGTTTAAACTGGGCGATGTATTAACTTAGGTCATCACTGGGGTTACCGTAGAGAACAAGGCGAAATGCAAATCGCCGTTAACTACTACCGTGCATTTAATGATTACCTCTCACGCTTCACCTTTGGTCGAGGCGTGCATTTCCGTTCGCCAAAAGCAACGGAAGCAATCATTCCTGATCGTCTAGAACGAGTATGGGAAATTGACAATGACAAGATGCGTGTCCTTCTTGAAATGGGACAGCAAGGCGGAATTACTGGCGATGTATTTGTAAAGGTTGCATACGAAGAAGCCTGGGTAGACTCTGCTAACTTATTGCATCCAGGTCGTGTTCGTATTCTTCCTATGAACTCGTCTTTCTGTTTTCCTGAATTCCACCCACACGATCGCACACGTCTGCTGCGTTTTAAACAGAAGTATCGTTTCTGGGGAACATCTTTAGAAGGTACACGTCAAGTGTTTACCTACACTGAAATTTTGACTGACGACATGATTGAAGAGTACGTCAACGATGAACTCATTGACTCACGACCAAATCCACTTGGTATCGTGCCTGTAGTTCACATTCCTAATGTTCCTGTTTCAGGATCGCCGTGGGGTCTCTCAGACGCACACGACATCATCACAATCAACCGTGCATATAACGAAATTAGCACTGACGTCGCTGACATCATTAACTACCACGCATCACCTGTAACAGTGATCGTGGGTGCTAAAGCCTCTAACCTAGAAAAAGGCGCTAAGAAGGTTTGGGGCGGTCTTCCAAAAGATGCTCAAGTCTTCAATCTAGAAGGCGGTGCACAAGGTATTGACGGAGCCTTGAAGTACCTAGAACTACTTAAGCGCTCAATGCATGAAATTATGAACATCCCAGAAACCGCACTGGGTCAAGTTCAGCCAATTTCAAATACATCTGGTGTTGCTCTTTCTATTCAGTACCAACCATTGATGAACCGTTATTCACAGAAGGTTGCTCAATACGGCAAGGGACTTGAAAAGATTAATGAGTTAGTCATTAAGACACTTGCAATCAAAGAGCCATTGACGTTTATGTACAACCCAGATGAAGATGGCCCAATTAAAGAGGGTCAATTAACTGTTCTTGATCCTAATGATCCAATTACTTATATTAACTACGCTCAATTCCCACAGCCACTTCCGCTTGATAAGTTAATCGTTCTTAATGAGATTCAGACTAAGTTGGGTATGGGACTTGAGTCTAAAGAAGGCGCTCTACGTCAACTTGGCGAGGAATTCCCAGAAGAGAAGTTGCAAGAGATTCGTCAAGAACTTATGGCGGATGCAGAGGCTGATGGCGCTCTACAACTTATTAAGATTCAAATTCAAAAGCAAATCATGGATATGACTGGCATGATGCCTGGTCCTGATGGCAACTCCGCAATCCCAATGCAACCAACTCAACTCGGAGATGGAGATGTTATGGGCGATGGAATGATGGGCCCTGAAGATCCTGCTAATCCACAAAACCCTGCAAGCCAAGAAATGAAGGGTATGGAAGTAGAAGCCGAAGCCCAGATCCGAAACAAACTTGTCACTGATGCCTATGGAACAAAAATTCCACAAAGGAGAACAGTAGACAAGGATTAAAAAGATTTCTGATGTAAAATCAGGATTTAACGAGACAATTACAGACAAATGTACTGGAATTATCTCTTAATAAACCAAGTGGCACGCCGCAAGGCATTCGGACAACGACCCAAGAAATATAGGTGATTACTATGGAAAACACCGTAGAAACCGCTGATCTATTGTCACCAGAAATTCTGGCAGCAATACCAGCAGAAGAAAGTCCAAGTGAGGTGAACTCTGTGTATAGCGCAGACGACATTGCAAAGGCTCGTGAACAAGAGAAAGCAAAGTTGTACCCACAGATGGAAAAGATGAGAGAAGAACTATCATCTTTGAAGAAGGCCCGTGAAGAACAAGCAGCGAAAGAAGCAGAGCG